AATTTATATTAAAATCCTTCAATTATTAATTTGGAAATATACATTGATCCAAATTTTTCATTTAATACATCAGTATCAGCCAAACTTGCCTGAGCACCTATTCTAATATAAGCCTGTTTAATGTTATTCTTTTTATAGACACCTCCAACAGTCATAATTGAACCTTTATTATATCTAGGCAAATAAAGTCTTGATCCATCTAATATTTTATAATTATTTTCATTATTATCAATTCCAATAGTTCTTATAGTTTTAGTTGCGTCTGTTGAAGCTTCGGAATCACATAAAACAATAATTTTTACTTTAACTCTATTAACATAAAAAGGTATAGTAACATTATAATTTTCATTATCAGCTGTTATTTGAAAGAAAGGATTGTCATTAGTATCATAAGGTATTTTAACATATCTTGTTGTACCAGAATGTGTATATGGAGCACTCATTGTTATTTCTTCATGAAAATTATTAATATTAAGTGTTCCTCTGTCATTAGTCCATATATTATTAGATTCATTAATTGTTATTCCAGTACAATTTTCATCACTATCATTACCTAAAGCTGTAACAAAAGCAGTACAATAATAAAAATTATTATCATTAAAAGTAATTCTATCAATTTTAGTACCATTTATTTTTAAGAATATATTTTTTCTATATTTGACTAAATTTTCACTAAATATAATATCGTTTGCAAAACCACACCATATAACATCACTATTTAAAGTTCCACCAGTTTCATTATCAAATATATTATTTTTTATTAAAATATTAGTTACATATAAATCTTCATTATGACCTCTTATGTAAATACCAATTTGACCATGTCCTGATATATTTAAAAATTTATTATTAGTAATATTAATATTTTTTGTTTGTATTGGATCATAATCACCAGCGTTAAATTCTCTTATAAATATAGCGTATCTTTCTGAATTACTATCTTCATAATTATAGAAAGTATTATTGTTAATAGTAACATTTTGAAATCTTGGTAATCTAATTGAGGCAAAAGATGTTCCATGGAATTCACAATTTTCAATATTAATATTTTTATGTGAATAATTTGCTGATGTATGTGTACCTATTGCACTAGGGTAATATGTACCATCACCTTTTTTAAAACTACAATTAAATACATTAATATTTTCACATGGTAAATTATCAAATTTATAATCTTCATTGTCTCCCCAATAAGGAACAGATGATCTTCTAGCGTAATCAAGTTGGATTGTTTCTCTGTAATAATTTTCTGAAACAGTTACCATATTACCAATAAAATCACAATTTAAAAATTCAACATCTTTACATCCACCCATATCAAAAACATGTGTACCTACTAAACAATTAACAAAGTGTAAATTTCTAAATTTTAAATTTAACCCATGAAATAAGAATATTCCTATTCCTGAAGTATCACCATTTAATTCACCATTTTCAATTATAACATTTTCTAAAGCTCCGTAACCACCTTCTTTTTTAATTGAAGCATAGTTATTCATTAATCGTAAACCATTACCATAAACAACATATTCTGATTCACTATTGCCATTATAACATGATTTAATAGTACCATTGTTAAGATTAATATGTGTATTTGAATATAATAATATTTCTTGTTGAAGTAAATATACTTCATCTTCATTAAATTCAATTTTTATAAAATCATCTTTTTTAACACTTAGTATTTTATTAATAATTTCTGAATGATCAGTTATTTCATCACCTACAACACCCAATTGTTTTACATTTATTTTATCATCAAAAATAACAACATTACCATAAGTATTTTCAGTAATTGGTAGTTGAAATTCATCAGGATCTTCAGTATCAGTTATAATATAAGTTGCGTTACCACCATCATTTATTTCATTATAACCTAAAGTCATTACTCTTTGACCTATTACAATATTATCAATATCATCAATCATTTCTAAAGCTGTATTATATATTTTAGTAGTAAAAATATATTTTAGAATTGAATCTTGAAGTGTACCATCTTCATACATTTGATCTAATTTATTATTTATTTCATTTTGAATATTTAAACTATCAAAATAATGATTTACATAATCTTGAAGTTTTAAAAATAGTTCTTGAAGTTCAGAAACAGCTTCAGCATTATTATTAATAGTTGGTATTACAGTTTCTTGTAAATATTTAATTAACCATAATAAAGTCTCATAATAAGACATAGTTTCTAAATAAGAAGCTGGTAATTCACCAATAGTCATACATAATCTTTTAAAAGGTGGTAATACATTAATTTTACTATTTATTTTTTCATTCATTTTTTATCATTCCTTTCTTAATATAAACCCATAAATAAAATATTTAATTCGTTTATAATTTCTTTATCAACAGCATATATAACTTGTCTATATTGTTCAATCATTTTTTGTGCTGTTGCTGAAACACCACTATTACCTCTTACTCTTTTTGAATATTCTTCATCTTCATTACCAGATCCTGATGATGAAGTTGAATCATTTATTGCACTAGTTCCTTCACTAGCACTTGTATTAGTAGCATAACTTCCATTTAATATAGATTGTTTGCTAATTTGTCCCTGAGGTGTATCACTTCCAACATTTAAACCACTTGTATTTGATTGTGATTGTGATTGTGATTCACCTTCTGTTGATGTTTCTCTAGTTCTTTCAAATGTTTCTGTATAATCAACATTAACTAAAGGATCATAATAAATACATCTTGAATAAATTATTGGTAAATATTTTTCCATAATTTCATTCATTGTTATTATAACATAGTGTTTAAATAATGCTATTGTTTCAAAACCAATTTCACGCATATAATAATGATCCACTATTTTTTTAGCTAATTTATCTTTTGACCATATTCCGTTAGATGTTATTAAATCAATTTGTTCTTGCGTTAAATAATCAGATAAATTATATTGTTTAAACCATCCCTCAACATCTTCTCTAGTATATAAATTTTTTATATATTTATCTTTTTCAAAGATAGTCCTTAATTCCATTGTATATTTAGCCATTGTTAACCACCTCTTTTAAGATTTCATCATCTGTGTTAGGATTTAATTTATCAGTATATTCTGAAGTGGTACTCATAACATTTTTAATTATGTTATGTAAATCACTTCTTACACGAACACTTATTTCTTTATCTGTTCCAGTAAGTCCAAATTTTTCATTAAATTGTCGACAAGCCTCTTGTCTAGGTGCTAGAAAACTCATTAAATTTAGATTAATTAATTCATTATTAGAAGATGCTTCGTCAGTTATCATTCGTTGCTTTTTTTCAATCATTAAATTATTAATACCTAAGAAAGTTAGAGCTTCATTCCATATTTCTTTTTTATAATCAGTAATTTTATCAAAAACAATAGGGGCTTTTGTATCTAATGTTCTTAGCATTTCTTCAGATAATTGATTTTTATCACCAAAGATAAAAGGTTGATTACCACTATATTGATTATATAAATTTTCCATTAACAATCTTTGTTTTTCATCTACAATTATCATTGTTGGTGTTTTTTGAGCTATTATATTAACATCACATGTTCTTTGGGCTTCGTATAATCTATAAGCAAATAAATCCATAGTTCCTGAAGTAGGAGTTCCTTCCCAGTCATTTAATACAAGTATAGCCTCTTGTGTCTCTTGATTTTCTTTTTGTTTATCAGTTAATTTTGGATTTAATCCAGTATATAGTTTTCTTAGTGATTGATATTCAAAACTGTAACATTGTAATTTAGTAGGGAGTCCATAGATATTTATATAGCCAGCACTTGAACAATTTGTATTTATAAATCCATATTTTTTATCTTTAAATAAAGCACATTTACCATTATAATATAAACATCTCTCAATCCATCTTGAATTCATAGAAGGGGGTAAATTAACCCACTCAAACATAGAAAGAGCTATTTTTTTAAATCTATTTAGATAGTCAATATAAGTAGCATCATTTACTAATAAACTATCAGTAAATTTATAATTAGGATTACTTTTCTTTCTCATTAATATCTCCTTTCTATTATATTATATCATTATTTTGCGAATAATCTAAATAAGTGCTTGGGTTATGCCAAAGAGTAACACCTTTGTTAAATATATTTTTTATTTTTTGCATATCTTCTTGAATAACATCACCAGTTATATTTATATCAATAGTTTTTATATAATTCCAGTTTCTTCTTCCTGTTATATTTGGTGTTTTAACACTATTAACTAAATAGCCAAACATAGAAAAATATTCATCAATACATTTAGCATATTCTTGTTTTATACTCATCTTATAAAATTGAAAATTATTTTTATTTGAAGCACTTATTACATCACCACAATTAGTATTGCCTCTTACTTGAGGTGGGATTAATTCATGTTGTTTTTTAGCTATAAGTGAATTAGCTATTCCTCCAGCCCCATTTATACCACTATTTATACTACCAAAAACATCACCACTCATAATATTACTTAAAGTACCTAAAATAGCATTTGAAGATGACATTCCTATATTTATATCATCACTTGTAACAGTAAAACCACCAACATTTATTGAATTTTGTGTTAACCAATTAGTGTACATATCACAATTATATGAACAAATTGGTAATTTACCCATATTTAAACCATATTCATCAGCTTCACTAACACCTTTATAATTAGTTGGTATCATTCTAATTGAACAACCTGGTGTTATAGCCATATCAATTTTAAAAGTACAACTACTTCCAAAATCTTCATAATGCATTATATTTGAAGTACCGTTATTATTAGATACTAATAAATAATTAAAAGGGTAACATTTTAATTTATTATTTTTTGGTGAATAACCGTTTAGGGTTGTTTGTTTAGATATAGAATTTGTATAAGTTACAGGTGTGTTTGAATTATCTATAAATCCAGGACCATTATCAAAAGTATGTGCTAATTCTTTAGGTGCTAAAAATAATCCAGTTATAACATCAACTTCCCCTTTTTCTTGTACACTTTCCAATATTTCTTGTACTTGTTCTTTAGTATCACATCTGAAAAAACCATTTCCTTGATAAATACCATTATACAATCCACCAGTAATTGATCTAAGTTTTCCCTGACTGTCAGTTTCATAAGGATTTTTCGAACAAGCAAAAATATATACAAAATCACTAATTATATTATCAAATCTATCATCAATAACATGAGAATTACATACATATTCACCAGTTTCAAGTCCTTCAGGTAAAGTATGAAGTCCTACACTATCATTGTTAACATGTTCTCTTTCTACAAAACTATTTTTAAATGTAATATCAAATTGATAAGTTTGCCAAACATCTGTTTCTATGCTTATATTTGTTACATTGTTGTTTACAAATTCCATATTAGTAATAAACGCAAAAAACCATTTATTACTAAAATTTTCATTTTGATACATACAATAATTATAACTCAAAATAGAATCAACTAAAGCAGGGTATCTAATTACACCATCTTTTCTTTGATAAGTTGCATCTGTTATTTCAGTGTGAGGTAGACTATTAAAATAAGCAAGTTGAGATTGTAAATTACTAAAAGTTAAATTGTTTTTATAATCAAGTTCAAAAGGTGTTTTTAATAAGATTATATTTGAAGATGGTACTATCATTTAATCACCTCTTTCTAATAATAAAAAGAGTTAAGGGCTTTTTACCCTTAACCCTTTAGGCACTTGTTACATCTATTGTTATAGTAGCAGTTACTACACCAGATTCAGCCGTAGCTGTTAGAGTTTTTCCAGTTCCAGCTTTAACACCAGTGATAACTACTTGTTTATTATTTCCAGTAACAGGTGTTGCTGTAAAGAATTCTCCATCAGCACCGTCAGAATATGTAATAGTAGTATTACCAGTTACAGGAGTTGTTTCAATATTTAATGTAAGAGTCTCACCAACTTTAACACTTTGTGTTCCAGTTTCAACAAATTTCATTGAAGTTATTGATACACTAGGTTCTTGAGTTGCTAAAATAACACCATTAGCAAATAAACTATAATTATACATTTTAGTTAAATTTAAATAATATTGCCATGTTCTGTTATTTGCATTATAGAATTCATCCAAATACATATCTTGCCTTTTTATTCTAAACCATGATTTATCACCAATAAATCCAACAATATTAGATCCATCAAATATTTTATTACCATCATCATCATACATATCAAAATTATCAACTGTAATAATATTACCAAGTAATGTTGCCTTGTCTAAATTAAAGGCATTAGCTAAGCTCATTACATCTAAATAACTTCTTATATCATTTCTAATAATAAACACTATATCTTCAGGATTTGTCCATGTGGTAATAGGTTTTCCGTAACCTCCAAGTTTACTCCATGCATTATATTCAGTTGATGGTGATTGCATATTTAAGAATAATGTTCTTGCCTGTACTGTAAATTCTCTTGCTAAAGCTCTAGTGTTTATAGCTTGTGTTAATCTTATCTGTGCTGAATTAGATTTATAAGCACCACTTATTAATTCTTTTGTAAATCTATATTCATCTATATAAGCACCGTTATATAATGAATTAGATAATTCATCAATAAATCTTTCTAAACTATCCCACGAAACAAACGCTTGTTTTAATTTATGTCTTGTTACAGTTACTGGGTATTGAAGATCTGAATTAACTGAAGTATATTGTACTTTAACATCAGCTTCATATTTTTGAAGCAATCCAGCAAAATCATTTACATTGTATTTTCTACCTTTAGCTGGATTTACATAAATTTCTTGTCCAGCATAACCAAGAGGTATTCTATCACCTTCTAATACTTGAAGGGGATTTCTGAAATATTTTGTTTCAAATTGTGTATAAACAATTCTATTAACAAGCATATTCATAAATTCATTCATAACAACTGGTGTATTTAATATAGGTGTTCCAAATGTTCCAATATCAGTTGTTGGAGTTATTACTGGTACATATTGGTGATAAATACTGTTATTTTGAACAGACATTTCACGCATTTTATTAAGACTAGTGATTAATCCTTCATTCATTTTTTATCATTCCTTTCTATTATAATTTTCTTTTGAAGTTACCTTTTTCATCATATACACTTCTAAAATCAAAAGGTTCATATTTATCATCTTCTCTAGGCTTTTCGGGATTCAAAATATCATCATTACTCATAGATACTTGCTGAAGTAAATTTCCATTAGCTTGAATTAATGTTTCTTTATCATTTTTTAATTTAGTAATTTCTTCACCTAAATCTTTTATATTCTTTTCATGACTAGAATTAAGTGTTATTAAATTAGCTAAATCATCAGCAATTAATCCAGTGTTTTCATCACCTAATTTTGATTTAATAGAAGCTTGTATATCATCAAAATTCATTGTATCACTTCCTTCTTTATTATATTATACTTAATGTTTAATGTCAAGTTAACATTCTTTTATTTCTTAATTTTCTTGAATATAATACCCATTTAAATTTTTTCTTTTTTGTACTTACTTCAGGAGTCGGTGGTGTTGGTGGTATTGGTGTACCATTATAATAGCACTGTGTACCCTCAACATTAGGTATACCCATAAAAGCTGTTGGATCTGTGTATAAACTCTTATTATAAGAATAATCCCAAGAATGTGAGCTTATATCTTGCATCTCTAAATGAAGATGCATTCCGTAAGCTTCACCAGTTTCTCCTTCCATTCCTATTTGTTGACCTATTACAACATGATCACCAAGCTGAACATCCCTTCTTGCTAAATGAGCATATAAAAAACCCATTCCAGTTGTATCATCTTTTATTATAACAACATTTCCATAACCAATTTTTTCAGTTAAAGAACCTGATACTCCACTTCTTACAACAGTACCTGTACACATAGAATATATAGGTACTGAACCTCCAGCTGTAGCTGTAGCAATATCAAGTCCTTTATGATTTCTAGGCTGTTCCCACCACACAGAAGTTACCCAAAAAGTAACATTAATAAAAGGAGCTATTCTAGGAGTTACTACTGCCATTTTCTACTTCTTTCTTAACTTGTATTAATTTATCTTGAAGCCATGATGGAACAATTATATTCATAGCACTTAAATTTTCTAATATAGATAAACCTTCATTACAACAAATATAATAAATTGTTAGTGTTCTAATAGCCCCTGTTCCCATTAACATTTCATCTATAACATTACTAACTACAACCATAGATAAAATATTTAATTTTTTTAAAACACCTTTTAAACCCCTATAACTAGATAAGTTATTATTATAATATGCTTTTGATACCCCTGTAAAATAATCAACCCAAATTAAAATAAGTAAACATTTTAAAGCAGCATCAAAACCTCCTAAAATATAAATGATAAAAGTCGACCAAATACTTAATATTAATTTAATATGTTTCATATAATCACCTCTAATTATATTTTAACACACAATTAATTTGTAAACAATACAAATATTGTTTTGTTTAGTAAAATATAATTTATTTATAAAAATTTTATTTTTATATTTTTTTAAAAACAAAAAATATTTTTGATTGTTCTTGAAATATTTTCTTTTCATTTTTAGACCTCCGTTATTTCATAAATTTTAAGAAGTTTATCATATAATTCTTTATATGAAATATCAAAAAAATTTACATCCTTTAATATCTCTTTTATTTTTTCAAGTTTTTTATCTTGTTTTGCTATTGTTCTATACAATATCATATTTTCATTATAAAGTCCCTCATAAGTTAACATTTTTTAAAATCCTTTCATATTCTTTGTTAGTTCTCTATCTTTCTTTATTGTAAAATCAGTCGGTACTAATTTAACACCACCCTTAACATGAGAAAATCTAAGTTTACCACCACAAGTAAAACCTTCTTTAAATTTATTCCATTCTACATAAGAATAACAACTCTTAGGCATTCCAGCACAAGTAATATGTATTTCACCTTCGATTTCTTTAAGATAAGTTTTTTGTCTTATAAATTTAGCTCTTGTAAATGTATTTTCATGATCCCAATAACCTAATTTAGTATGATCTATATCACAAAATTTTTTCACCTCTTCAATAGGTAAAAGAGTACTAATTGAATCTGTATCAGAATAAATATATAAATCTTTACCATATTTAGATAAGCTATAATCTGTTATAGCTTGACTAGTTCTTATTGTTTTATCTCTTGCATAAGCTGTAATAAAAGCTCCAATTGGTATATATAAACCTTTTTTATCTTCATAATCACCCATAGAATATTTAACAACACCATTTTCTAAATATGGTAATTTACTTCTTGCTTTTAGAGTTGTTGCAAATTTACCATATAAACTATTTAACATAAGTTTTGCAAGAGTACGCATTCCAAAATTTTTATTAATTGTTGATTCTATTTTGATATTAGTCCAATAATCTATATATTTATTAAATAATCCCGTTATACTTTTAAATTTCCACCCACAAACATAATGTAAATCAGATACTTCATATTGCTCTAAAAATAATTTTAAATCAACAGAAGTAAGTGTTAAACTCACTATATCTTCACCTAAAGGATTAACTGAAGATGTTAAATATTCATTATCTTTAAACATTCTATGTTTAATTTGAATCATAGGTATTTTATTTTTTCTTATTTTAAAAGAGCAAGTTATTCTTTGAATATATAAATTATATACTTTATCTTCTTTATATTTTCCCTCATAAAATATTGGGTAATCAAAAGGCATTGGTTTCTCATACATAACACTAGGGTATAAACTATTTACATCTAAAGTTATTCCAACTCCCACATCCTTATTTTTATATATGGGATTTAAATAAGTAAAACCACCTTTATAAGAATCTCTTAAATCATTATCAAGTCTTTTATCTAGTTCCTTAAAATAATGATTAAATTTGTTATTACCAATTATATCTTTAAAATTATTTAAAGCATTAGATCCAATTGTCATTTTCTCTAGTCCTGAATCAAATAAAACTTTTAAAGCCATAGCAACTATCTTAACATCATGTTTAATATATTCTTCCTCTTCTTTAGTTAATATATGACCAATTTCTCTAGGTTTATCATAATCAAGTTCTAATTTAGAAATAGGTAAATCAAATGTTTTAGCAATATCATTAACTGAAAAAGGAATTATTTTAAGTGAATCTATAAAGGTTACTTTTGATACTTTTTTATTTCCAACTTTAAAATATACCTCTATTTGATAAAATAACCCCATATCACTTATTAAAGTTGTGAATGTTTTATCTGATTTTTCTTTTTTATCTTTGATATGTGTAAACTCATTGTTAAGTAAATAATGAATTATAAACTCCCCATCAAATTTTAAATTATGAAAATAAATAATAGGATTATGTACACTTTCACACCATTTAATAAAATCATTAATATTATTTCCTATTATGATATTATTAATATTATCTATTTCACATACAGCATACGCCCAAACATAAGTTTCATCTGATAACCAAGTTGCTGTTTCAAAATCAGCTGTAAATCTTTTTGCCATTTCATTTTAATAATCCTAAATCTTGAAGTCCTGTATTAAAGGCATCCTCATTTGATAGAAAACCAGCAAAGCTAATAACACCCTCACTTGAATCATACCAAAAGAAAAAATTAGATAATACTTCTGACTTTGAAATTATATCATAAAATTTAAGAGGATTTTTTAAATTAGTATTAATATATTTCATGAATAGATCATAATTTTTAAATGATTTAAATTGTTTATCAGATAACCCTTTTAAATAATTCTCTTTAAATATTTTAGCTTTCTTTAAGTTTTTATCTTGCGTACCTAATGCAAATATTCTTTCTTTTATTCTTCTAAATTTTGTTCCAGTTACTTTCTCAACATCACTAATATTTTTTAAAGTTGCTTCAATTTCTCTTATTCTATTTGATTTCATACCAAATACATTAATAGGATTTTGCGTCTCTTTCATAAGTTCAATAGTAAGTGTTTTTTCTGCTCTTCTTGATGCTAAATTTAATTCGTGTCTTTCCCATTTACTTATATTTTCACCACTATCTAATTTTACAATATCTTCTTGATGCTCTCTTGTAAATCTTTTTAATGATTTTATAACTCTATTAAATTCCCTTCTAGTTGTAATATTTTGTTTTAAGTCATAATAATTTAATTCTTCAGGTGCAAATTCTCGTTCTATTCCTTCAAGTTCTCGTATCTTATTGTTAAATTGTCTTACAGCATAACTTAATTTACCAGCATCTTTTCTTCTAAATCTTATTAAACTTTCATACTTTTTTTCATTCATAATTAAACTATATTAAATACAGGATTTTCATTTATTACTTTACCTGTTCTTATATTTTTAACATAGAAACCTCTTTTTTCTATTTTTTTATATAAACAGATAGCAAAGAATAAATTTCCTGTTATGTTAACTTTATATTTATTTTTTAATTTAATAATTTCAGAAGAAGTATAAACAGGTAATTCATTAATAAACTTATTTTTATAGAAAATACTTGAAAAATAAAACCTTAAATCATCTATAATAAATGTATATTCTGATTCTTCTAAATTAAGTTGTATTCCATTTTTTGTAATCATATAGGCTCACCCTCTAACTTTATAAATTGCTTTGAATCTTTTAACCCTTTTAATCTATCAAGTAAATATTCACTTTCTAATAATTTTTTAATATTAACTATTTTTTCTGTTTTAATATCAGATTTATTAAACAGACATATTATTTTTTTAATAAAAGAAGAATAAACTTCATCTTTATTTTTGATATTTTCATAATAAAGTTTATCATCACATGAAGTATATTCTTCTTTAATTTTCTTATAATAAGTTGTTTTAAATCTATAATAGTAATTATAAACTTTTTGCATATCGTTCATTAAATAATATCAAAACTTAATGCTTTATTAGGGCTATTTTTTACACTTACTTTTGTAATTTCAATTACAATACCTTCTTTAATTTTCGGTATTCCAAACATCTCAATCATTTGGATCATTCTATTTGTAAACATTTTAGATGCAGTAACATAACTTTTACCAGCATCATCAATTAATATACAAATTTTTGAATATTCCTTATCCCTTATTATTTCACCTGTTTCACTATCAACTTCAGGTTCATCAAGTTCTTTTTCTATTACCTTAATTAATACATCTTTAATTCTTAACTTTTCTCCAACACATTCATTTAATTTTTCATCACATTCATTTTGTAAATTAAATATCATTTTTGGATCTTCTATTGTTGTAAATGTTTTAACCTCACTTTTTCTTCCTACCATTAAATTATTAACATCATTTACTTGTAAAGTTAATTCCTCCTTTCTTTCATTTGTATTAACTTCTTTTTCTTTTGTCATTTTGACACTTCCTTTCTTCTATTCTCTCTATTTCTCAAATCAGGCTTGAAACTGTCTAAGGCTAGATTATAGAAGAGTTATAATAATTTCTGATATTATAGTAATAATTAAATTATTCATTCTTATTTATTTGAAATAAACACATTAAAGTTATTCCAAATAACCCTCCTAATATAAAACTAATCATTTTTCACTCCTTCTAATTCGTTCATTTTATCTAATACCATATCCATATAACATCTAAATTCTAAATCTTGACTGTATTCTTTCAACCACTCTCTTAAACTATTCCAGTTGGATTGTAATTGATTACATTTTTGTTGTAATTCGTTGTTAGCAAATTGATATTCTAATTTATTATATTGTTCTTGAAAGTATTGTCCTCTTTCTTTACTTAACATCACTATCACCTTTTAATAGATTTATAATTTTATCTGTATTACTATTTTCAACACCACCAAATAAATTTTCTACATGTTTTCTTTTATATAATATTTCAATTGCTTTATCAATAATATTTTGTAATTGTTTATATTTTTGCAATAAACTATCATATTTCTTACTATCTTTTATACGACTACTACAATCTGTTCTATTACAATAACATTGTTCTAGTTGTTCTATGTATGATAATAATATTTTTATTTCTTTGTAATTTAAAGTAGTTTTATGAAAATCTTGTGCTATTTCTTTGCCTAATCTTTCATCAATTAAAAGTTGTTGTTTAATTTTATTTAATAATTCTTCTATCTCTTTATTTTTCATCTATATCACCTAGATATCATTTAATATTAATTTATCAATATCAATATTATCATTAATCAAATAATCATCTTCAGTATCATTTATATCTTGTAAATAATTCATTAAGTTATTATAATTTAAAGTTTTAACATAACTTTTAACATCAAATTTCTTGTAATCTTCTGTATTTAAACTAAGAAGTTCAAAAGATAAATTATAACTTTCATCAGTTACTATAAATCTTGTTATTTCTTTATCTATTAACTCCAATAAATACATTTTATCTTTTATATTATGATTCTTAACTCTCATATTTTCCCCTCCCTTCATACATTATTAGAGCAACCATATATTTATCACTTACTTGTATTTTAATATCTATTACATCTTTTCCTTTAATAAAATCATTTATCTTACTTTCAATTCCCATAATTCCAAATTTAGAAATTATTATTTTGACTTTCACTTATATCATCTCCTTCGTTGATATTAATATACCACTTATTTTTTAAAATGTCAACATTTTTTTCAAAATTATTTTAAAAATTATTTTGTTAAATATTCAGTTGACTTTAAAGGGTTTTTATGCTATAATTAATTTGTGAGTTATTTTATTAAAATATAAATAATCATAATTTGATAATCACAGATGAAGAATCTGCAAATTATGTTTTGGTGTGATTCCCTGTTTATATATAAAATAATATCACTTTAGAAAGTGAGGGCGTTATAATGTATTATGATATTACTAAAATATTAACTTATAATGCCTTCATTAATATTTTAATCGGTGAACGTGGTGTTGGTAAAACTTACAGTGTATCTAAATTTGTTACTAAACAATATATTAATAAAAAACATGAATTCGCTTACATCAGAAGATATAAATCAGAAATATCTAAATCAGCAAGACACTTTTTTGATGCCTTAAAGGTTAATAATGAATTTCCTAAACATGAATTATTAGTAAAAGGCTCTACTTTCCAAATTGATGGATTAACAGCTGGTTATTCTATGCCACTTACAACAGCTCAAAGTTTAAAATCAGTTAATTTCTCAAAAGTAAAATATATCATCTTTGATGAATTTATTGTTGAAAATGGTAGAAATAATTATTTAAAAAATGAAGTTGAAATATTTTTGGGTTTAATTGAAACTATTGCCAGAATGAGGGATGTTAAAATTTTTATGTTAGGTAACGCTGTTACTCAATTTAATCCTTATTTTATGTTTTTTAACTTAACCCTACCATATAATCATGATATTAAAACTTTTAAAAATGGTTTAATTTTGGTACAATATATGGAAAATTTAGAATATAGAAAAAATAAAAAAGAATCAAAATTTGGTAAATTAGTTGAGGGTACAGAATACGAAGATTATGCTATTAATAATTCATTTAGATTAGAAAACAACGATTTTATTTCTAAAAAATCGGGTTCTTCAAAATTTAGTTTTGCTATGAAATATAAAGATAATATTCTTGGTGTTTGGTTAGATTATAACAATGGATGTGTTTATGTTTCTTTTGATTATGATAAAAACGGATGTATATTTGCTTGTACTAATGACGATCATTCACCTAACACTATGCTTTTATCTGTTGCTAAAAAATATCGAGGTTTTAAATTATTTATAGATAATTATAAACTTGGTAATGTTTTCTTTGAAAATAATAAAATAAAGTCAATTTCAAATGAAATTATTAGACTTTTATTAATAAGGTGATAATATGATTATAATTGATAAAAAAATAAGTGATCATTTTAGTGGACACGAATTTAAATGTCCTCATTGTGGTGCTATTAAAATTGATGAAAATTTAATTAATAAAGTAGAACATATTTTTAAAAAAGTTCATGCTTCAAAATGTATAGTATCTTCAGGTTATAGATGTATTAAATATGATATTTCAGAAAATGGATTTGCTGGTAGACATTCAGAAGGTTTAGCTATGGATTGTATTTTCTATGATAAAGATGGTAAAATTATACCCTCTAAATATATTATCTGTGTTGCTTTTGAATTAGGTGAATTAAATGGAATTGCCAAAATTAATGATTATTATGTTCACCTAGATAATAGAAAAGGATCTACTTATTACGGTGATGAAACAAGAGGTAATTCAAGTTATTGGAAAAATCCATACACTTATTTTAATGTTAATAAAAATGAATTACTAAAATATACTAACACAGCCCTAACAAAAATAACTTATCAAACACATTCAATTGAAGATAAAAAATTTTATAGTAATGTAACACCATCTTCAACATCTTATGCAGGTGTATTTGGTAAAACTATGGACGCTGTATTGATTGATAATTTAGTTTATAGGACTAGATACAAAAAAGGATTCTTTAATATTTGGTTAAAAGAAGTAAAAGGTCGTGAAGATTATGCTGGTATTTTTAATAAACCTATAACAGCTATTGCTATTAAAAATGCTAAATATAGAGTACATATTAAAAATGGTGATTGGCTTGATGTTGTTAATGGTTATAATATTAAAGATCCTAAAAATGGCTATGCTGGAAATGGTAAAGAAATTGATGCTTTACAAATTTTAGAAATTATGTTATAATTAATTTAGGATAAGATTTTACACTCCCTTTCTTTTATTGTCAATTCTTTTCTCCTTATCCTTTTAATATAAATTTTTTAAAAAAACTATTGACAAGATAAAATAAAAGTGCTATAATTATAT